ATATTTTGATCGGATGTTCGATCAGCGGTACTCTACCAATCCTCGTACGGATATAATAGGAGTAGAGAATTTTAATTTTGAAGGAATTACATCCTCATCTGCTCTAAGTGACTTTATGAGAGGTATGTCTATACCAACATCTCGCTACGATCAACTTTTAATTAACATAGAAGCACAAACAATCCCTCGAACTACTCCGGCTCACTTTGGGACCAGTCAATACACGCCAGGTGGTACAGCAGCAGCTGCTAGAGCTAGCATTATTAGTACTGACGGATGGACAATTACAGATGGAGGAACAGCGTAATGGCTATATTAACTAAAACAGAAGGCTATTTTATTATTAATGAAGGAGCAATTTCTTTAACAGAATCTACTAGTGTATCACATCGTGATGATGCTACTGTACAGGAGTTTGATACTGAAGCATTAATGCTTGCAGCACATGAAGAACAATTCCCTGATCAGTATTTACATGACTCTGACGAACTATAAACTCTTATAAATAGAACTGTATAAGAACAGGAATAAACAATGGCTAAACCTAATTCAAGAGATACTTTAATAGACTATGCTAAGCGTAGATTAGGGGAACCTGTACTCGAAATAAATGTAGATGAAGAGCAGTTGGAAGATAGATTAGATGAAGCCATTGAATACTTTCAAGAATATCATTCAGATGCAACTAAAATTGTTTATCTAAAACATCAAGTAACAGCAGATGATATTACTAATGGTTATATTCCAATACCATCAGATTATATCTTTGTAAAAAGGGTTTTACCTATAAATAGTGGAAATAGTTCTACTGGTATGTTCTCACTTGGTTATCAACTTAGATTAAATGATCTTGCTGTAATGGGAAGATTTATGGGTGATATGGCGTATTATACAATGATGCAACAACATATCTCTATGATAGAATCAAAACTCAACGGATTACCTCAAGTTAATTTCTCACAATATGAAGGTAGACTTTATATACACGGAGAGTTTGAAACACAAGATGTAATTGCTGGACAATACATTATTGTAGAAGCCTTTCAACTTGTAGACCCTGTATCAAATACATCGGTTTATAATGATAAATGGTTAAAAAAATATGTAACAGCACTTATCAAACAACAATGGGGTCAGAACCTTAGTAAGTTTGAAGGTATGCAATTACCTGGAGGTGTAACAATGAATGGTATGGTTATATTAGAAGCTGCAACAGCAGAAGTGTTAAAACTTGAAGAGGATCTAAGAATGGAACATGAACTTCCTGTAGACTTCTTTGTAGGTTAATATGCGCAATTTATATTTCTCAGACGGACACAGATCAGAACAACTTCTATATGAAGATTTAATCATTGAAGCGGTAAAGATATATGGGCAAGACCTATATTATATGCCGAGAGATTTGGTTAATATTGATTCTATATTTAAAGAAGATCCTGTATCATCCTTTAATTCCAGCTATAAAGTTGAAATGTATGTTGAAAGCAATGATGGTTTTGACGGAGAAGGTGATTTATTCAGTAAATTTGGTGTTGAGATTAGAGACAGTGTTACTCTTATCATGGCTAAAAGACGGTGGAATGAAACTGTAAGAAAGTATGATAATGAGATCCAGACAGATAGACCAGTAGAAGGTGATTTAATTTATACACCATTTGCAAATAAACTATTTCAGATTATGCACGTTGAGCACGAACAGCCATTTTATCAGTTAAATAATTTACCTGTTTATAAACTAAGATGTGAATTATTTGAATATAATGATGAAAATATTAGTACAGGTAATCTTGCTATTGATACTATTGAAACGGCAAATGCTTTCAGCTTTGATTTAACACTTGATAGTGATTCAAATGGCTTTATTGTTGGCGAGACAGTAAATCAAACTATTGCTGGTGGTGTTATTATGTCTGGTGAAGTTGCATCATGGAATCCTGATACTAATATACTAAAAGTTATTCATGCGGGTGCTAATGATGGTGATTTCCATAGCTTTATTACAAGTACTCAAATACAAGGTTTAACAAATAACGCACTTGCAAATGTTACTTCAATTTCGGAATCTAATAACTTAGCATCTAATGAACAGAACTTAGAATTTGCCACAGAAATAGAAGATTTCTTGGATTTCTCAGAAGGTAATCCATTTGGTGAAGTTGTTAATAGCACAGGATTTACTAGCTAATGTTTAATAATTATTTCTACCATGAGAGACTCAGAAAAACTGTTGCAATATTTGGTTCACTTTTTACTAAAATATATGTAATAAGAACAGATAATAATAATAAAGTGTTAAGTACGCTTAGAGTACCTTTAGCTTATTCTCCTAGATCAAAGTTTATTGCAAGACTACAGCAAGTAGGCGAATTTGGTAAAGACGATTCGGTTGCTATTAAACTTCCTAGAATGTCTTTTGAAATGACTTCAATAGCATATGACTCAACAAGACAATTAGCAAAAACTAATACTCAGTTAAGAGCTGCAACTGCAGCCGATAATAATCAACGTGCTAAGATTAGACAATCGACCCCTTATATTGTTACATTTTCTTTAGGTGTCTATGCAAATAATCAAGATGATGCATTACAAATTGTAGAACAGATACTACCTTACTTTGCACCCCAATATACTGTTACTATGAAACCATATAAAGAATACCCTGATATAAAAGAAGATGTTCCTATCACTTTACAATCAGTATCTTTTATTAACGAAGGTGAAGGATTACAAGAACAAAGACAAACAGTACAATATGTTCTTGACTTTGAAGTTAAGATTAACTTTACTGGACCAATTGATGATGGTGAAATAATTACTAAAGCTATTACTGAATTTGAACTTACTGCAGGTACTAAATACAGTACAATAACTACAACACCTACAGTAATACCCCAATATGATTCTGACTATGGGTTTACTCAGACATATAATTATGAGGAAATAACGAGCGATGACGGATGATGATAATATTAAAAGTGACTATGATAAGTCAAGAGACACCTATTATGATCTGATTGAAAAGGGACAAGATGCCCTGAGTATGATGATGGAAGTTGCCAGAGAATCAGAACACCCTCGTGCTTATGAGGTATTGTCTGGTATGATTAAGAACGTGGCTGATGTTAATGACAAGCTAATGGATCTTAATAAAAAGAATAAAGATATTAATAAGAGTGATGTACCAGCATTGGATAATGCTACTACAAATAATAATGTCTTTATAGGTTCTACTACAGATTTACAGCGTATGCTACAGGATGTAAAAACCGAACAGCCAGAGGCTAAGGTAAATAATGTGATTGATATTACACCAAGAATTAAAGATGAGTAAAGAGCATGGTTATTTAGGCAATAATCATGTTAAGAAAGATGGAGTAATCACTCCATGGACTCAAGATGAGATTATTGAATATAAAAAGTGTATGGAAGATCCCGTGTACTTTGCAAAGAAGTATTGCAAAGTTATACACTTAGATAGAGGTCTGGTTAACTTTGAGCTATATCCTTATCAAGAAGAAATGTTTGATCACTTTAATACTAATCGCTTCTCTATTGTATTAGCTTGTAGACAATCTGGTAAATCAATATCATCTGTAGCATATATTCTATGGTTTGCTTTATTTCATTCAGAAAAGAATATTGCTATTCTTGCTAATAAAGGTGCGACTGCTAGAGAGATGTTGGCACGTGTTACTCTTATGTTAGAGAACCTACCATTCTTTCTACAACCAGGCACTAAAGCACTTAATAAAGGTTCTATTGAATTTTCTAATAATTCCAAAATACTTGCTTCTGCTACAAGTGGATCATCTATTCGTGGTCTATCTATCAACTTACTATTTTTAGACGAGTTTGCTTTTGTTGAGAATGATGCTCAATTCTATACATCGACATATCCTGTTGTATCATCTGGTAAAGATACAAAGGTTATTATTACATCTACAGCTAATGGTATTGGTAACGTATTCCATAAGATATGGGAAGGCGCAATGCAAAAAACTAACCAGTTTATTCCTTTCAGAGTTGATTGGTGGGATGTTCCAGGCAGAGATGAGATATGGAAACAACAAACAGTAGGTAATACATCACAGCTACAGTTTGATCAAGAGTTTGGTAATACATTTTTTGGTACTGGTGATACTCTTATTGATGCAGAGACATTACTGAAACTAAGAGCAAAGAATCCTAAAAGGGTAAATGGTGATTGTTTAATATATGAAGATAATATAAAAGATCACGAATATCTTATGATGGTTGATGTTGCAAAGGGTAGAGGTCAAGATTATTCTACATTTAATATTATTGATATTAGTACAGTTCCATTTCAACAAGTAGCTGTTTATAGAAATAATAGAATATCACCTATTCTATTCCCTGATATTATTGCTAAGTTTGCTACAGCATATAATAATGCCTATGTTATTATAGAATCAAATGATCAAGGTGCTTTAGTATGTAATGGTCTTTATCAAGACTTAGAATATGAAAATATGCACGTTGAATCAGCAACTAAAAACTCTGGTCTTGGTGTAGAGATGACCAGAAAAGTTAAAAGAATTGGTTGTTCTGGCTTTAAAGATATATTAGAAAGCCATAAACTTGATATTGTGGATGAGCAAACGATTATAGAAATATCCACATTTGAATCTAAAGGCAATTCTTTTGAAGCATCAAATGGTAATCACGACGATTTGGTTATGAATCTTGTGATGTTTGGTTACTTTGCGAGTTCAGCTTTCTTTAGTGATATGACGGATATTAATATTAAAGATATGCTATTTAAACAAAGAATGGAAGAAATAGAAGCCGATGTATTACCATTTGGTTTTACAGATGATGGTCTAAACGATATACCACCAGAGGTTGATAAAGATAGACTTGGTTGGGCTCTTTCTGATAAGTGGGATCTAAATTAAGTAGGAATAATTTTCTTATAAATAACACTGTAACTTGAAATCCCGCCGTATTATGAACTATCTTATCATTTAAAAGGAAATAAAAACATGGCAATTGGAACACCATCCCAAAGTCCTGCGATTGTTATCAAAGAAGTAGATTTATCAGGCATAGTGCCTAATGTACAATCTACAACTGGTGCATTTGTTGGCGCATTCCGCTGGGGTCCTGTGAACACAAGAGTTAAGGTTTCAAATGAAACTGAACTTGCTTCAACATTCGGATCACCAGATAATATTTATTCACCAGATTTTCACGGAGCTGCTTACTATCTAAGATATAGCTCAGATTTATTTGTAACTCGTGTAGTAGGAACAGGGCAGATTAACTCGCATGATAATATAAATGCAACTGGTATTAACCCTACAGTAAACAATGCAGACGATTGGGATACCCAAATCTCTGCACGTGACTCAGACTCACATACATTTATCGGTAAATACCCAGGTGAAATCGGTAACACACTACAGATTCAAGTATGTCCAGCACATACTGTATCATTTACTAACTGGGCTTATAACTCCAGTTTTGACGCAGAACCTGCAACATCACAATATGCTGCAGATAAAAATGCTTTGAATGACGAAGTACACATTGCAGTTATTGATACCTTAGGTAGCTTTGGTTCAAAAGGTGGTGTATTAGAAACATTCCCATTCGTATCACTAGCATCTGATGCTAAAAATGCAGATGGATCAACTAACTATGTAAAAGAAGTTATTAACAAAGGTTCAAACTATGTTTGGATGGCTGGTTTTGAATCAGTATTCTCAGATGTAGGCGCTGGAACTGGAGCGGACAGTGGAGAAAACTTTATTCTTTCATCACCTGCTATTAAGACTTATAATCTTACCGGTGGCGCTAATGCTT